CAGGCATCATCTCACCTGTGTCTAATAGTGGTACTATTACTGCACTTCCTGTAAGAGCAAGTACAAAGTTAGCTATAGGTATTAGTATAAAATTTGAAGCCATACCAAGTCCACATATCCAACCTATTGCAGGTCTCCATCCAGTTACGAATAGTGACTTATGTGCGGCTTCTGTCTTGTTTATTTCCATCTGCCCTTTAGCTAGCTCTTGGGCGTGTTTCTCTGACATTGTTGCTACTTCATGAGCTAACTTATTTTTTACATCTTTATCCTCGATAAATTTATCGAGTAGTCCAGTTACTGGACCAACTAAGCTACCAAGATTCAACATCTTCCATCCTCGTCATTAATCTCTCAGCTCGGTTGCCTACTTGCTTATACCATCGAGAGTCTCGCCCTTCAACAGCAGCAGTTTTCCAGTCACCCATTTCTAGAGCAGCTGTCATCTTTTTAAATTTACTAAGTCGAGGTCGCCCAAGATTAAACATCATATTGACGAGAATCTCTTGGACTTCCTCTGGTAGCTCTTCCCAAAAATCATACAGAACTTCGCACTCACCACAAGCAATGGCAAAGTCTCCTGCAAAAGCATCGGTTACTCGTTCTTTGGACACTGGGGTTCCGACTGGCTCCCCGAATTCGGGATCTTCTTTTCTTATTAGGTGTCCTATACCAAAGGTTGCGTAACCAAGATGGTCATTGTATACTTCGTATACTACGCCTTCGTCAACTTCTAACTGTTTCTGTACTCGTTCTATATTCATTTATACTCCTAAATTGTCACGTAGACTAGGTATGAGGGAAGAATAGCTATTGTTACAAACAATGTGACGTCTCTTACGATCGCACATATAGTACACGCTTCTTCTTTTGTCATAACTTCTCCTTAAAGAATGTCCACAGTAACAGGTTTCTCTGCCTCAGGGATTTGTTCGCTTAGGCTAATGCACAGGAGACCACGCTCCATATATGCTTTGTCCAAAACAATGTAGTCCCCTACTTTAAAATTTCTAGTGAAACCTTTACCGCTTAGTCCCTTATGAAGATAAGTTTCTTGCGCTTCTGATTTTGCTCTTTTGCCTTCTATAGTCAATATATTCTTATGTAATTGAATGGCTACATCACCTTTGTCCCAGCCAGGAATTGCAAGCTCTATACGATAACCTGTTTCTCCTACTTTTACGACATTGTAACGTGGGTAACCTGAATCTCCTACATTGGAGAAAACATCTTGCTGTAGTCGGTCAAACCCTAGAAAAAATTTCGGAAAGTCTGCCATTGTTAATTGATGTTGTTGTAAAGTCATTTTCTTACTCCTTTGCGCTCTTTCGACACGCGGCTTGAGCCCTTTCGGTACTCGATTAGTTTAGTGACGTTTTTAAGACTCGTCTTGTCCATTAGCTACGTCAAGCATTTCCATGCCTACTGAGCTTACTGCTTCGTCAGCTTTTTCTACTTGAGTTGAAATAAATCCTAAGCCTCGTGCTACATACACTAAGACTGTACCAGTTACTTTATAAATTACTTTCTTCATTATTATCCTCCTTCGGACATATACATTGGTATTTATTGCATACAGGACACTTTCCGCCTTCGGAAAAAATTCTATCCCATTCCTCTACTACTACTGAATCTTCTACTTGGGGCTTTCTACGTTTATCGCCTTTTCCGCCATGTGATCTACTCATCTATATTCTCTTCAAACTCTATTAGTCCTTCATTTTCTAAATATACGAGAGTGTGCTCAACCCCTACTCTTCTTCCTAAAAAGAAGGACTGTATGCCACATCCGATAAGACAGATTATAAATATTACTATGCTGGGCATCTCTACCATAATTTATTTCCTCAAACAAAAATTTTATGCAGCTATTATAACAAAATGATAAGCAAATGTAAAGAAGTATTTTTAACAGTCAACTTAAAAAAATTCTTGACAAATACCCCAATATTTTGTATAATATGCACTATGAAAAATTATAAAAAAGAACCGTGGACAAGAGGCGAACGAATAGTGCTGGAGAAATGGGCAGGACTTCGTACACATACTGAAATAGCAGAGATGCTTCCAAAACGCACTGAAACTGCGGTTCGTAAACAAATAGAATATTTAAGAAAACGGGGGTGGAGAGTATGAAAAAGAAGAAAGCACCAAAGACACGAGCACATATGATTCTTTTTGCAGAGAACTCGCCCTTTCGTGCTAAAAAAGAACGCGATAGAACAAAGTATACTCGCAAGCAAAAATATAAGGAATATTAATGAAAGTAGTAGTACGCAGAGGTAACTTTGAAAAAGCTATCCGACAATTTAAAAGAAAAACTGTTGATCAAGGTATCGTGATTGAAGTAAGAGAGCGTGAATATTATGAAAAGCCTAGTGATAAACGTAGACGTAAGCATAAAGCAGCGGTAAATAGACAACGGAGAAAAAATGAACAGGTTTAAAAAGCACGAAGTCCCTATAGACACTATAACCTATGTAGATGGAGAACACACTAGCTGCTCTAATTTCGAAGGAGACACCATAAGAAATAGATTTTTTAAGTTGATACAAACAGATAAACTTTACTTAATGGAAGAAAGAGATAAAGCTGTATTCAAACTATGGGAGCTAATTATTTCCGAGGACGAAGATGCAAAGCCTATATTTTCAATTTTAATGGATAGTACAAATTTAGGGGTAGAATTTAAGTGATTGAAGTAACACCGTACCACAGAAAAGATATTGAGTACCTTTCTTATGGTAAGTTACACCACTTTCGTAATAATAATACTAAACGTAGCGCACATACTTTTGTTACTCTACAAGGCGCTTATGGATATCGCTGTTTCACGAATCAAGTTTTTAAACAAGACGTGCTAGTCCCCAATAAAAGTATACACTTTGTAGAGGATTTGGCAGAAATATGGGTAAATGGGTTAGGATAATGAGTGACGAAAAACCAGAAACTAAAAAAGACTGGGACTCTTTCTTTAAAGAGGCAGCAGAAGAAGCGTTAGAAGGTCTTAAATATTTAAAAGACGAAGCACTAGACCTAAAAGAATTTAAAGGTACTATAGCACCAGATATGGTAAATCGACCACCACATTACAACTATGGTGAGATCGAAACTATTGATTACATTATAGACGTACTAGATAATGGTGGAGCTTTGGACTACTGTCAAGGCAATGTAATTAAGTACACAGGTACCAGAATGTTTACGAAAGGTGACCCCGTAGAGAACGCCAAAAAAGCAATTTGGTATCTAAATAAAATGATTGAATTGTTGGAAAAGAATAAAGAAAGTTCTTGACTTTTCCCGTTATTTTCTAGTATAATATCTTTCTAAATTAATGAGGAAAGAAAAAATGCGAGTAAGATTCAAAAACACTAAAAAGCTACACCTAGTTCAACTCTTTGTGAACAACGCACTTGAGTACATGAACATTGCCGACCTTGAGCATACTGATCTCAATATTACATTTGTCAAATGCTTAGATGGTGGTGCTACTCATGGCTACTGCTCTGGTGATATTGGAGAAGTTGACATCAAAATCGCTTCCAATGTTCCCTTCCTTATGCAACTTCGTGCGCTTGCCCACGAGCTTATTCACGCTCGTCAATTCTGGGCAGGTGAACTATCTTCCGATCTATGTGCATACAAAGGCGTAGATCACACCGACACAGAATACGAAAACCAACCTTGGGAAATCGAAGCCCACAAGTACGAAGATCAGCTCTTTATGGCTGCTTTTCCTTGGAGCTACAATGTTTAAGATGATACTAACAGGAGCATGGTATGTATATGTCATTGTAATGTGTGTGATTACAGCATTTTCAGGAGATGTTACTTCCATAGAAGATGCTTTCATACTGCTGTTTGTAACATCTGTGCTTCTAGTTCTACCAGAGGTATTTAATAATGAGTAGAGGAGTTTTGCTTGACCTATTTGATACAGGAGAGTTTCATGAAATTATGCAGATGTTTCATCATTCTCTCATACACGATCACCCCATACTGGCTAACAGTGTTGCTCAGTTTATTTTCACACATACTGCGAATGATGACTTAGGTATGGCAGAAACTAGAATTGTACAACACCTTACCGAACAACTTATCAAAGCAGATGAAGTAAGGTTTTCCAAAAAGAAGTGCCCGCTAGCACAAGAATACGAATACTTAGAGAGTAAGGAGATCCACTAATGAAAAAATATGTTCTAGTAGAAACAATGGCTTCTTACCGTATGAGGTATGTGGTTGAGCTGAATGCAGACGACCCAAATGAGTGGGCGTGTGATACTGTAGTCATGGGTGACGCAGGTGAGGTTGGACAAAAGTTTCTAGGTGAAAACATTTCTGACTACAGAGAAGTTGCTCCAGAAGAAATCAGATACCTAGCTATTCAGGATTGTAAAGCGTATAAAACATGGACAGCAGAAGATATGATTAAAATTTTAGTGAGAGGAGAAGAAAACAATGACTAAAACAGTATTTACAGTATGGGTTGGCGGTGGAGTTGTATACGAAGGTACAAGCCACAGTCAAGCCAACCACGTTTATGAACTATGGCTAGACAAAGGCTATGATGATGTAGTAATCGAGGAATTTGATGAAGAAGTATAAGGTTGTTCAAATTACTACACGCTACGTCACTACTGAGGTAGAGGCGGTAAGCAAGAAAAATGCAGAAAGAAAGTTCTGGTGGAGTCAAACTGCATCAGACCCAAAGATTAGATATGAAAGGTCAATGGAGGTACTAGAATGTCAAAGCTCAGAGATAAGCTGAACGCAAGAATGGATACGCTTCAAGAGATGATGGAAGCTAACAAGCACATCTCCGACCCCGTAGAGACTGGACAACAAATATCAATGTGCTCTTTGTACTACCACCTACTCGGTGATGAGGACAGAGATTATATTCAAGCATCACAGCACGCATTGGAGGAACAAATAGTATGGAAAGTATAGTACACGCTACTATCGAACAAGGGTACAGCATTTGTGGCATACATCCCGCACTGCGAGAAGAAGATCACAAGTTTGTATCAGTAAAAGAAATTGAGAAGGTTACGTGCCCTCACTGTTTAAAAAAATATTATAAGGAAGGATAATGTACAAACTAATTTATATTGCAGATAAAGAGTACACATCTGCTGCAGATGTAGAGTTTACAATAGATTCGGATTCAAACATTCCAGAGATGTGCGAACATTTCGATAGATTCTTGAAAGCTGTAGGATATTACCCACCACAAAACGCTACTTTAGAGTATGTAGAAGATGAAGAAGAAGTACGACATGGGAGAAGTTATGAGTAATTTTAACAAAGTGTGGAACTTTATGCACACGTTTGGTCAAGAGACCCCGAAGCGAGCTACGCTACCAGATCAAAAATTAGCACAGTTACGTGTTGATCTCATCGCTGAAGAACTGAATGAGCTAGTAGATGCACTAGCAGATGATGATATGGTAGAGATCGCTGACGCATTAACCGACATTTTATATGTCACCTACGGAGCTGGTGTAGCTTTTGGTATTGATCTTGATACTTGCTTC